CAATATTGACATGGATTTGGGCGATGGTTGTGCTACTGCATGGGGTTGTGATTTAACTTACGACTATGTCAAAATTAATGCAGAATACACCACTTAAAGAAAAGCTTTAAATATATTGAAAACGAATGTTCGAGTATATCTATACACTTTGTATATGCTTCTCGAATCATTATATGTTTTTAACAATATTTAAAAATAAGCATTGTTCCATTTGTTCGACAACAATAAAACGAACATTAATTTTCCAAAAAAAAAATAATGCCAACCACCCATAAAAAAAAGGGTAGTCGGCATATAATCACTCTTTTTTTTACTGCACAACATCACAGTAAACTTAAACCATTACTTTTTTCCACATATCCACGAGGTAATCTTTCACGTTTTAAATTTTTCTCTTTAATTCTCTCAAGATACCTCTTCTCTTTCTCTGATTGCCCTTCCAACACTCAAAATCACCTATTCAAGTTTTCAAGGAACCAATCCGGATCAGTAGCTAAAAGATAACCATCCTCACACCACATATTGCGAATACTATTTCCACACACCGCACTAGGATCACGATTTATCCAATTATTTTCAGTATTTACCTTATGTCTGAATTTACCCCAAACATGCCCTATATGACTTATTCTGCATTCTACGTGAATACATTTACAATCATATCCCATTGCTTTAGCAGCATTTATTACCATTTGAAGTAAATCAGTACAATTACCAGCCTTACTATCAATAACTTCTTTATTACTCTTTTGGTCATCAGAATAAAATTCATAATCGAAATAATCCCTAATATAAGCTAATAAGTCATCTAAAGTTTTGAATTTCTCACCTGTCTTTTTAACAAGATAATCATAAACTTCTTGAGGATATTCTTTAGGTTTTACCCAAATTTTAGTATTTATGTTATTGTAATTTGGCAATTCTTTGTGGTCTGCGTAATATACCACTATTTTTGAGAGATTGTAAGCATAATCTCTTGTTCTAATTTTTTTACCTTTCCAATAAACATAATTTGGTAACATTTTATTCTTTTCAACAAATTTCACAAGTCTTTTACAAACATCAATGTAATCTTCTTTGTAAATTTGATTACTAATATAATCTCCAGCAGGTTTTGGAGCTTTAGCAAAACTTCCAATTTTTTTAATATTCTTTTTTGGATTTAAAATAGATTTTGCGAAGTAATAACTCCATTTTTCATTTACACCTAATTTTTGATTTTCTTCGACGCTTTTTTTACATGTTCTTGCTTTTGCAAGTATTACATTGTATGTATAATACTCTTTAGTAACCATATTATTTTTCACTCCTTTTAATAACTTCTTTCAAAAGGCAACCTAGGATATTTTGTTATAGGCCCACTTCCAGGCACACCATATCCAGTAATATAGTGTCCCCAAGGATTTGATGTTTTACATGGATCACAATAGATTTTATTAATTCTTAAGAATACATGTCCTTTTCCAGGTTTGTGAACATGAACATATCTTACATCTACTTTATCCATAACTCCAACAATATATAACATTTGTGCTGCCAAATCAGCTTGACAACAACAATTACCTTTTTTTCTTCTTAGGGTCGTTGCAGGGGACTGATAAAAATCATTCCTATCTTCCCATTTAATATGCTTAGCAACCCATTTTATTATTTTTTTAGCAGCAGGAATACCAGTTGAATCTTCAACAATAGATATTGCTTTTGACCTTACACTTTTAGAAACTTTACCAGTCTGTGTAACTGGAAAACTTGTTCTAGTATCCTGTTTTCGGGGTTTCTTTGAATTAACTTTTTTAACTTTTACTTTCACCTTTTTAGAATCAAACAATAATTTTCCATTTAATAGATTATTCTTTTCATTCGAGTTGCTTTTAACAGGTTTTTTCAAAGTTGTTAATCTCCTATTAGACCCCCACATTTTTTCAAGTCCAGTAACCCCATCGTAATCACAGTCACAACTATTACATGTTATCTCCCCCTCGGGCACATCAGTTTTATTTCCAGTATGTCCATTTCTTTTAATACAACCATTTCGTCTACCATCATCCCATCTGAGTTCCGCCTTCCCACAATAAGGACATTTATTTTTAAAAACAGTTTTCCACAGTTGATTATAAGAATATTTATAAGAATCACGCCCACTAGGTTGTGAAATACTAATAACTTGTTTTTTATCTGGAGATTGCCCACATTTTCCCCAAAACCTCTTCACAATTTTTGTTTTAGTTTTATTTTTTGATACTTTGGATTTTTTAGAAGCAGAAGATTTATCAGTTTTCTTTGACTTTTTAACAATAGTTCCACTAACATTAACAGACACGGAATTTGCTGAAGATCCATAAACCACATCTCCACCAAAGGTAATATCGATAGTATAATTTCCAGGTTTAAACCCAACTTGAAGTGTTGCAATCCCATTGTTATTTGTTGTTTTAGTATACGCTTTACGAAATGATGAACCAGAATCATCAACTTTAAAAACAGCAAAAGTTACTTTCTTTTTAGGAATAGCATTACCCTCATCATCTAACAAAGTTACATTTAATTTCTTTTTATTAGGATATTTTAATCCTAAATTATTAGCTAAAATTTCTGTATCTTTTTGAACAGCTTTTGAACTAATAGAATAACTGTCAAGTTCAACAGTATTTTCATGAGGTGCCTTTGGATTTTTCATAGTTTTGATAACTTTAGCAGTAACTAATGAATCAACACCCGGAACCTTAAGAAATACTTTGTCATATAAACCAAAATTATTATCAAAACCATTAACAAAATTAGCAACTTTGGCTTTTACATTAACAGCAGGATACCTTTTATCCTTCAATTTCATACATACAGCATTAAAAATTGCATATACATCCTCTTCAGAAGTTTCAACAGAACCAATTTTAGGCATTGAAGTTATTAATTCACTTTCATGAACATCTGGTCTTCCTTTTATCTGATTATAATCAACCCCTGTATCAGTATCATCAGCAACAAATATTTCACCTTTCAATTTTGAAAATGGAGCATACCAATACGCTGTTCCTTCAAGATATTCATAACGTTTATCATCACCATCAGTTTGATCATTAGGTTTTAAAGGCCTACTCCAATAGGCACTGGAAACCACACTTGCACTTCTAGCTGAAGGTTTGATAGATGAATTTGTTTTTTGAATAATCATAGGGACAAGATCCCCTTTTTTAACCTTTAAATTAATCCATCTTTTTATTAAAGTATCATAATTTTTTCTAGATAATGAATTTGAATCAGTAACATCAGATACTTTAATTACAGGAGCAATCGCAGTAAATGTATCAGATTCACTAACCTCAAAATCAATATCTTCCATGTTATAACCTAAATTCAAAATTTGAGGTTGAACATTACCTAGCTGAGGAGATATTTTTTGAGAATATACAATTTTTTCCGTCGATACGTCCATAATTTCAAATAAACAATTATTTGATAAAACAATTTCTTCAGGAGATAAAACTACTGATTCAACAGTAGTATAAGTAATCATAGAATTGTTTTTTTGTGAAGTAATTTCACCTGAAGTTGGGGCAATATTTTTACCAGTTATTGAAATACTCAACCCATTAGCAGTATAACTAATTAAAAATGTGTAAATTTCCGCAGTACCATTTAATCCATTCTCTGAAAGATTAACATTAATTAACTCCTCATTTTCATTTATAATTTTAAGAATTAAATTATCAAAATCTAAAGGATCTGAATGTTTAAATTCTGGAAATATTACAATGTCATCCTCATTTTCAATTACTTCCGAGACAGTAGTTTCATCATCAATAGTAATATTATTTGGAGACTCCTCTTCATAATATTCAAATTCTGCTTTTAAATCCCAGTATAATAAATTTGAATCGGGATTTAAAAAATCTAAGTAACGATGAATAATATTCTTTTGAGGGTCTTTTTCATATCTTGTAATGAATACATTACTGGTTTCCTCTTCAATATATCTTAACAGGCTCATTAAGGTCATTGTTCCATTAGGCGCTATTTTTTGTAAATTTGGAGATAAACAAGATTGTATAATCCCAATATTAAAGTAATCTCCAAACCAAAATTCTAACGCCGCACGATTAACAAGTACATGAGGTTCATTATTAACAGTGCTAATAGTAAAACCGTTTTTTTCAGTTAAATCTGTTTGACTGAAAAATGGAGCGTTATTAAGTTCTACTAATACTTCCTCTATATCGAATGAGATTGTATTATCTTGAAATAAATTAAAATCGATATCTTCATTTATAACATACAAACAATCTTCAATGTGTTTATCTCCAGAAACCCATAATTTATTCCCTAATTTGAATACATCTTTAGCATGGTCTACATCAGTCATCAAATACTCAACATTGCATGTTCTAATACTTTTTTCTTCAGTAGTTTCCTCAATGTTTAATAAATCTGTGTCTAAAAATTCAATGAATTGTTCATCTGGATTTAACAATACTACTGATAAAACCATAGTTATGCACCTCTTTCAGTATAAATTACATTTTGAATTATACAAGTATTATTTCCATCAAAAGAAAACTCACCGGGATACAAAATAAACCAATCAACATCCCAATCCACTAGATTAGTAATATCTTCTACTTCGGAATCTTCAGTTTCCTTAAAATACACTTTTTGATCAGCACAGTCGATTTCAATAACATTAGTATTCTTGAAATTATCATTAGTCATTGAAAAATGCTGGTCATGTATGTTTTCTGTAATTTCAACAGTTTCGGTCAAAGGAATAATCTGAATAACTGGATTAACTTTTGTAATCCCACTATTAGAACCAGATGTATTAGTAATTGTATCTTCTGTAGCCCATGAGGTGCCTTCATAAATAATTAATTTAATTTTCAAGGAATAATTAGTTGTTTTAATATCATCATCAATTGGATCTTCAAGAACATAATTATAATAAAAATCAGGAATGTGACTAAATTCAACACGTTTAGGTATAGGTTGATTTAATTCATCACGGTCATTGTTTAATATTTTTGCGATTTCACGCAACAAAGCAGTAGTTTCTTGAAGATTGCACCCTATAATACGAAATTCAATTTCGGCTTCTTTCATGTCAATATTCATTCGTGAAGGCGAATTTATATCAGACCCCTCAACTTCAAAGTATTTCGCATCATATTTGATTCCAGGACGTAATTTTATATCCCGAATAAACATTCCATAATTTCTCATGTTTTCCCCTTCAACAATCATATTAAAAACACTTTTACGAACAGACAAACCATGAACAATTAACTGAACATCACTAATAGTTATCTCAACATTACCATCTTCACTAGCAAATACATTCTGTAATTGTAATTCTAACTCCCAATTTTCCAGATTAATCATTTCCGTAACTGTAAAACCCCATAAATCAAAAGTTTCACCTAGACTAATATAATTTTCGTCACCAGGGTTAACCAATACACTTCTTTCTCCAGTTTTACCATGACCGTCAGAAAGTTTTGCTAAAACAACACAAGAATTATCTGTTTCAACTCTCAACCTACATTCAATACCTCTTACTGCAAAATCATCAGAAGTTCCAAAATTATCTGCAAAATCAAAGTCAAATAAAGTTAATGGATTTCCAAATTGAAAATTATCAATATTAATAGTACTAGAACCATCATGTACTAAATCCCTAATTGGTTTTAAAAAATTACCTGGACTTTCATAACCCTCATAATTCTCAATTATAGCTATATCAGAAAAGGCAATAGATAACTCTTCAGGATGATTATTATCAAAATCACCAGTAACAATTACATATAATGGATTACCTTCACTGTAAGTAAAATCTACTGTTTTTTCCTCCCATGCATTTAAAACAGTTAATGCACTAGACCATTTAGTAGTATGATCCAAAATATATTCAGTAACATTTTGTGTCCCTTCAGGAATAATTTGATTAAATATTCCTAACCGGAAATTCGTATAATAATCTGAAAATAAATCTACGTTTTCTAAATCACAAATTACTTTTAAAAATGATTCTACAGTATAAGTATAACCATCAGCTAACCTATCAAGTTCCTCATCAGAAAATGAAAGAATACTAGCAATAGGATGTGTGAAATTTTCAGGAATAACTTTAACAATAAAACTAGGATCATTTACATTAATCGTATTATCAAATGAAACAAAAAGATGCACTATTCCTGTATAACTAGTATTACATGGGAGAACATACGACCCATCAGCATTAAAATCTATTGAAGGAATCACAACCGAAGTACTACCCACATTACTATTATTAAATCGAATATTTTGGTCAGAAATAACTTTGACATTAGAAATTTGAGTTAATAAAGCAGGAGATATTTGTAAATTCACTTCAAAATTATTATTTTGCTTTGCATAAATTGTCTGTTCAATTTGTTCCTCTTCAATATTATTTACTGGAGTAGGGTTAATATGAACTTCAAGATTTGTTGAAATATCTTCTAATTCACCAGTACTTCCTGCACTAGGATAAACAAAATTTAAATTAAAATCCCCATTACTTGTAAAATATACTTTTAATGTCAAAGAGGCATTACTACTATCTCCTATGCCAGTATTCCATAAATATACATTATCTCCTTTTTTTGATAATTTTCCAAATAGGCTTAGACTTTCTTCAAAAACACAATTTTCGGGCAATGTAATTTTAACTTGTGGCGAGTATCCCGTTCTTGCTTTATTTATTAAATCAAGAGTTATTGTACATATTTTACCCGGTATATGATCTTCTTGAGAAGTATGGTCTTCGGCTATTAAATTGAATTTAGCAGGAGTGAAATTTACAGTTATTTTAATATATTTTAAAAGTAATTTTCCGAAATATACTTTTTTATTTACAGAATACTGGAAATAAACCCCAAAATTTGAATTGTTAATTGTCGATGCCTTTGGAAGTTTGTAAGTTGTTGTTACGGATGGAAGACTCTTAGTGCTCACTGAAATAGGAGTACTTGTCTTTAAAGTAAATTTTCCATTCCATGAAACCTTTTTTTCTTTTAAAGTTAATGTCGGTGTAGCTCCACGTAAAGGATTATATACAGCTTGACCTAAAGAGTGAGTTAAATAAATATTAGGTGCATTGATAGAAGGGTCACCACTATATATAGTATCACCTACCGTTTTTGTAACACTTACTTTTTTATGTGCATATTCAATTTTAATGCTTGTTATTTTTGCACTTGTAGGAATATTGAACCCAAAGTTAGAACAAACTATTCTCGCAGGTTGAGGATTATTTGTACCACCCAAAAGTCCAGAAGTTGCATAAGAATTATTACTATTTTTTAAATTTTTCAAATCAGAGAATAAGACATTTCCTGATTGAGTAATTGTCCCCGCATATCTAGTTTGAGAAGCCATAATATCACATCTCTTCTTAAATTACAAAGGTTACATCTAGCTTAAGAGTATCTGTCCATTGAACACCGTCAATGAATCCAGTTTCATCTCTTAAACGATTAAATGTAATCTCCCCATTTGTTTTAACAATACAAGTCCACAAATTAGCATTATTATTTAATTCACATACAAAAGAAAAATTTTTAGACGGCCTATATCCAGCAGGTAATGTTGCAATTACCCATTCTGAACCAGCTGTAAGATTCCCATTCAATGCGATTAAACCATTAACATGCACAATCTTTCCTATTTTTCTATATTGGGCAGGTTCATTTTGGGAGAAATTATAAAAATTACCAGTTAATGATAAATCAACCCATCCACTATCAGTTTCTAATGCAGTTAATCTATTTTCTAAAGAATTATGACTATGATTTTTAGCTGCAAATTCTGTTAAAACTCCATCAACCAATCCTTTTGTAGTTGAAATATCAGTTTCAAAAACAACATGCCAATCACTCACATTCAGATTATGAACATCTGTTAAATCAGCATTATCATTATCATTGTACATTACAACAAACTTTGCATGTTCCGAATCTTTTTTAAGATATGTTCCAGTCTTATGAGGGAACTTAAAACCAACGAACCATGAATAAAACTCATTACTATCACAATCCCATCCTGTAGAAGTTGGATGATACGCATTATCAAGCAATCCTAAAAGATAATACACATTATTCCCTTCTGTATATGCGGAACTAGTTAAACGAGTGTAAGGATATATTCCGTTTCCATCCACTTCAAAACCAGCCCCCCCGATGGTCATTCCACCATATGAATCCACCATGAATGAATTGTTCCAACCAGTAGCAATACCGAATTCCACCCATTTGTTGTTAGATAATCTTTTTGCACCAATATGATTTTTTGAATCCCAATCAGTGTAATCAAAAGAATTTGTATCTTTGAATGCATCAGTTTTTATAGGATTTCTCCAAATATTCACACCAACATTATCCATATACCCTAACTCCGCCTCGCCGGGATAAGATCCATTCGCTTGAATTTGAATCCCAAAACTTGCATGAGTTGGATCTATTTTTACAAATCTTTTTGCATCATAATCATAATCCGCATTGGACAATATCCATAACTCTTCATATTTTAAGTTATTTTCTGTTTTATTTATTATTGCAAAGTTAAATTTTGCTTCAGAAGAAACATTATAATCCTCACCATAAATTGCTTGTTTAACTTCTGTAAGCACGTTCATTAAAGTTTCAGACATCTAAATCACCCACTATGTCAAAATTAATATCCTTTGTAGTTTGATTGTATGTTAAATTAGTAACTGCATTTTCTATTTTTGATTTAATAGTTTCAAGGCTTTGTAAAGTATTTTCAAAACCATATAAAAGGTCAAATTTTATATTGCCCGTTGAATCATTCTTTCTTAAACTATAAACAACACCTTCTAAATCATCGGGACTGCTAATGTCTTCAACATCAATAGTTGAAAATTTTAGTTCGTTGTTAGTGTAATTTAAATTTTTTACCAATTGATTAACCCCTTTTCTTAAGAATGCTGTTTTAAAAAGCTCTGTAACAGTAACTACAGTATTTTTTATCATGAATTTATCATAATTAGCATATTTCCCTTTTTCAACATAAAAACCGCCTGCATATTTAGAAGCAGGAATGTTTTTCATGTAAATTTTCGCATTGTTTTTGTAAACTGTTATATACCCCTCAAAAATTTGTATTTTAAACTTATCTCCTTTGGATAAAGTTTCATTTATTGTTGTTGTGCTATCGGAAACAAATTTATACTCTCCGTTTTTAGCATATATTCTTAGGACATAATCCTCTGTATCCCCAATAATGTTAAATCGTAAAGGATAAGACGAATTTCCACTTAAATATGTAAATTCAAAGCTTCCATCACTAATGTCTCCATATAAACTTTCACCAACATAATTAGTTGTAGCGGTAGTACTGCCTAAATTTGTTCCATAAGACACTTCTGAAGGTGAGGATAATTTAAATCCTTCATTTTGAAAAACAGGTCTTAAAAATTTACTATGAGTGATAATCCTATCAGAATGTCCATTTGAATTACCATCATACATGTAAAGTTTACAATCATTGATAATAAAATAGGATTCAAAACTACCACAGCTCACTGTTGCTTGCACATCTCCCAATTCATTTCCAGTATAATCAATAGAAATTTTACCTGAAGAGTCTGTTGTGAAATTTTGAGTTTCACCTTGTAAAAACACATTTATAGGAATTTCACTAACTGGTTTTCCAAGAGAGTCTTTTATTGTAACTGGAATTGAAATTTGTTCATCTTTACATAAAACAACAAAATCTGGACAATCAATACTGCCTAATTCAATACAAGAAACTAATATTTTTCCAGATTTAGAATTATTATATGCTAAATACATCTGATAATCTATAGGTAGTAAATTTAATAATTCTGTTTCAAAAGTTACAATACCTTGATTATTAGTAGTACCTTCAAAATACTCCGTTGGATTTTGAGGATTTATAATATATAATCTAACTGTAGCCCCAGTAATTGGCTCTCCAAGATTATTTTTTACAATTCCTTTAATTTGAGAGTTTTTTTGTGAAATAATTTTTGTAGGATATTCTAAGAAATATATTTGGTCATTCTTATATTCCATTTGAAAAACAGACCTATTATTATCATCAATTATTTCTGAACCTCTGTTAAAAAGTTGAGTGTTGAAAGTAGTGAAATCACTACTTCCATGGGATTTAACAATATTTCCCATCCCTCTTATTCTTTGGGGTATAGATATTATATTTTCCATACGTTTTTACACTCCTTTTGCTCTATTTGATTTTTTTTCAAGTCTCAATTTTTCTTTTAAATCATATCTTTGAAAAGCTGGATGTTGAGCAATTTTTTTAAGAATGTTCTCATTTGTAGCTGATTTTTCAACATACCTTGCAACATCTTCAGCAGAAACATGATCTGGAAGATTTTTAAATTCATGAGTTATAGTGAACTCTCCAGAAATTGTTTTACCTTCACTATTATTACTCATACTGTCACCGTTTGGTTTTGGATCATCACTTAATAAATCTTTGAGAGCCTCAATGAGATCTTTGAAACCTAAACTTTTTGGAGCTGGCCCTGCACTAGCACTTGGAGTCCAAGTTCTACGTTGTTGCCATCCGGTTACATCCATTTTGTGACCTGCAATATTCGCCCAGTAATGGCCGAATTGATTCCAATGACCATGAACCATTTCTCCGCTAAATCCGAAAACAGATGCTAATGCAATTAATGCTTCGGCACCATGTTTACAATTCATACTTCCAGCATTAAACGCATTTAACCAGTTACCATGGTGGTCATCATCATAATAAAATTCATATTGTGTTTGTCCGAATACATCTTCTGCGATACCTTGGAACTCACTAAAACTAATATTAGGAACACCATTAAGGAAATCTTTAACTTTAAACCCTTTATTGGTTTGATATCTTCCTACAAGAGGTCCTTTCATATCCCATTCATTACTAGTGTCTTTAATTAACTTAATATTTGGAAATGGAATATCATCATAAGCACCTGCACCTTTACCAATTACCTGAATAACACCATATTTAAGTAATTCCGCAACATTGAACTTATTATTTCTACGGTCACGAGTTATATAATCCCCAAAATTACCATTTTCAATTAATGGATTATTACGAACTTGACTTAAACTCATATATTTTGGTAAATTTGCATTTTGAATTGCATTAGTAATCTTATTAAACCCATTTCCAGATTTTCTAGTTAATCTAGGGATTGTATGAGGTTTACCACTTGACGGGCCTCCTGCACCCCATTGACTAGGATTTCTCAATTTATTATAAAAAGAACCAATAGTTCTACTCAAATCATCAAAATGTTTTGTACTATCTGACCTAATTTTATTAGCAGCACTAATAATACCATCTTTCATAATTCCCCATGATTTAATCATGATAGAATTAGCAGATTTAGTTTTAGCAACCATACTATTCAATTGAGCATTAGTTGTATTTTTAGCACTTGTTAAACCAGATTTGTTTTTAGCAACCATAGTATTCATACTTGTACGAACATTATTAGTCATTATAGACATCTTATTCTGCAAATTAGCAGTAATCGCAGATAATTGAGCAGTATCATTATTTCTAATAGTTTGATAAGCTAATTGGTCTTTCATAATCATTTGTTGCAAAGCATTTCCAGTTAATAAAGCAAGATTATCATAAGAACTGATAACATTAGCATTACCCTCATCAACCGCACTATTATCAATAGTCGGAGTTACATTTGAAGTATTTTCCATAGGATGTGATAATTCTGATTGAACACCAATGCTAGTTTTCAAAGCATCTTCATTAGGCAATATATTACTTGTATCAGTTTCAAGTGTTGGATTACCAAATCCTTCAACAATAGCCTCCCCCATTGTTTTAGCAGTATCATAAGCTGACTTAATTTTATCTCCAACACGAGTAATCATATTGACAAACTCAGTAACAACACTCTCTTGAATAATACCTGGTGAATGAATACCCATTGCATTTAATAACCCATTCACAATATTTTGTCCAATTTCAGTAGCCTTTTGCACAAGTTCACTACCAGCATCCATAATTCTTGATCCAATGTTCATAAATTCAGTATAAACTTTTTCAGGCAATTGACTAACATTATTGATTACTCCACTTACCATTTCAGAATCTTTACTAATTGCAGTAGAAATCCATGATGCACCAGCACTAGCAATACGACCAATAATATCTATTAAATAAGAAGCAAAACTACTAGGCAAACCACTAACAAAACGTATAACTCCACTAACAAATCCTCTACCAGCGCTAATTGCTTTCGCAAGAATGTTTGCTGCCCAAGACCGTACTCTATTAATAATGGTAGTTAATACTAAAGCAAACATTTGAGATAAAGTAGTCCAAATCATAGTCAACATTGTTTGTAAGCTAATTTGACCATTTAAAAACAATGTAAATGTATTAATTAACATAGTCAAAGCAGTTGAAACAATATTGAATACCATTATTAAAGTTTGCCATGCGTAAATGAAGCTAGACAAGTAAAAATTAACAATTGTTGAGAGAATATCAATAATCGGTTGAATAGCAGTTACAATAGTAGTTATCACTCCACCAATAAATCCTGCAATTGCATTCCAAACAGTAGAGAATACTTCTTGAACTTTCTGTAAAGCAGGAACAATACCCGGACTACATCCAAGGAGTATACAAACAATTGGTTTTAAAGCATTGTAAATACCTTGACCGATAGGAAGAGCGGCATTATAAATAGCTTGGAAAACACCAACAACAGTACCAATAACACTTTTCAAACCATTCCATGCATCACCAATGCCATGAATTATAGTAGAAACAACATCCCAATTATCTCCAGTACTGACATTGAAAAATTGAAGAACAGATTTAATAGCTCCCATTATTTGCCCTCCAAGCCATGATAAACCACTACCTATAGCTTGAAGAGCAGCCTGAACGTCAGGATGATTAATAAATGCATTCCATAACCTATTTACTCCACTCCAAACAGCACTTAACATACTAGGAATATCCTTCCACCATCCGAAATATTTCCCTACTTCATATACAGCAGCTGCTAAAGCAATTAATGCAATGACTACCCAAGTAATTGGATTTGCAAGTAATGCTACATTCAATGCTAAAACACTAGATAAAAAGCCCTCATTAGCAGTCATAGCTGCAACTGTGGCTGCTGCCTGAGTATCTTTTGCAATTGCATTAGCTTTTTCAGCAATAGTATTTGCTAACGTACTAATAGTTAATGCATCTTCAGCACCAGTCATCAAACCCAAGAATACTAATGCTGATTTAGTTGCACCTGCAAGGCTACCTAATACGGATAATGCTGGGGCAATACTTGGAGCAAGAGTAGCAAAACCACTAGCAACAGCCATTGCACCATAAGCATATTGCATCCATTTTTTACCCCTTTGGTCTAATGCACCATCACTATCTGCATCAAGGAAACTCAAGAGAGAGGTTAATGCTTGATCAAGATAAGGCTTGAAATCCTCTCCAATACTTCTTCCAGCAACACTCCACATTTTCTTCAAACTGGTTAATTTACCATGTGTGGTATCCATCATGCCAGAAACATCTCCACTTTGATCAAGTGCTTTTTGTAATGCTGATGTATACCCAGCAATATCTTCTGCTGAACCATCCCATCCAAGTTCCTTGAGTTTATCTTTAGTAATACCAAAATTTTCTTTAAGTGTTTCAAATTCTCCATTGAGTCCTTTTCCAGCAGATTGCATTACTGTCATTGCATCCTCACCTTCTTTCCCCATGAGAATTGCTCTTTGACCTAAATTAAGTACAATACCTTCCATGTTGGATAATTGGTCTCCAGTTGCCCCAGTCATCTGTTTCACTACAGAAAGTGACTGAGCCAGTTGATCTAAAGAAACAAGAGACGAATTAGTGTCAGCATCCATCTTGTCCCACAAGCTCACAGATGTGCCATTTAATTTAACCATAGTAGTATCTGCATTTAACAACGCATTAGACAAAGAGTGAATTCTGTCACGGCTTATGGATGCTCCAATAGTCATATCTGATAATCCTTTTAGAGTAATTCCACCTAACACTGAAGATGCAATACCTCCCAAACCACTGAAAGCATTTCCTAAACTTGCTATTTTTGACCTTACTGTTGATAATGCACTTGAAAGATTAGATTTAATAAATCCTCCAAAACTTGAGACTTTAGATTTTAATCCATCCCATTTTGAGCCTAAATATGTTGGAATTGCATTACCTACAACTTGGATCTTACCACGTAAACTGTCAGTGTTGGTTCCGAGTAATTGCAATTTGGATCTACTATAATCAAGACTTCCAGACCATGTTTTAGTCACATCATCTAAAGAGTGGAATTTGGAAACTGCATCTTGACAGCCTTTATTTAATTCATAGAATATTTTAGGATTATGTGCGTTAGATAATCTAGTTAACCATTCTTGAGTCTCTTTATCTAACATATTGAATTTAGTAATGCTATCCTGAACACTTTTATTATATCTCTGAAATTGACTTGCCCCTTTACTGGTAACAGAATTTGTTGAAACAGCAACATTTTTGATTTGAGAGGATAAATTAGTAAGTTGTTGTTTTGTCATTTGAGCTGATTGACTTGCTTTTTGATTAGCTTGTTTTGCTGCATCACCAAATCTTTTAACATTTTCTTCATTTTGTTTGAAAACTTGACTTGCTTGGTCTTCTGCTTTGAGTATGATTTCAATCATTTCACGTGCTGCCATTTTACCTTGTCCACCTCCTTTTTAACCTAATTCTTTTTGAATAAAAAAAAGAGGAGTATACTAAAAATTAAAAAAAATTTAGTATACTCCTCTATCTCATTTTCCTTCTTTGTTTTTTCATTTCTTTTTCTTCCGCTTCAGCTATCTCTTTATCCAATTTTGCTCTTCCTTTTAAAATGAATAATCGTTGAGCATAAGTTAGATTTCGTTGTGTTGTTGCTAAAGGATAACCCCTATAATCAAGCAGTATTATTTCCTGTGCCTCTTCAGTCTTCAGGAAATTCGTCCACATCATCCTCTAATTCAACAATTGCAGCATCAGAAACACCACTAATTTCACGTACTTTTTCATATATTTCATCAAAAGCATCGTTTGGTAATTTTTTGATTGCCTCTCTAGAAGGTGGTTTTTCATATCCTGGATTATTAAGAGACATGTGAATAGCATCTACTCTAGCTTTGAATTCCGCATCACTGTTTTCTTTAATATTAAATGAAAGTTTAGATTCAATATCTGCAATTCTTTGTTTACGTGAATAAGCACCAGCTGATTTTGCTTTTTCATTAGTTACATAATCTCCTAATGATTCTTGTCGGATACTGTTTGTTTTTTCCCATTCACCTTTTGATAAAGGTCTTAAGTACATTGTATCATCTAAAGAGTCAATGCGTACTTCTTTGTACTCTTCTACTCCATTTAATATGTCTTCTACAGTTAAAACCATAATTTTATGCCTCCTCTAATATGATTGTGATTTCATTATTTAAACTTGATACTTCTATTGTATCTGTGTAATCAGTATATCCTGTTGCAATTACAGTAATTGTTTGACTTCCTTCAGGTACATCTTGTAAAGTACATCCTCCTGCACTTCCAGTAGTTGATGAAATTTCATCAATGCTTACTGTTGCACCTTCAATAGGATTGGTTCCATCGGTTACAGTTACACTTAAATTTGTTGTTTCAGGATTCACCTGAGAATTAGGGAGTTTCATCAACTCCCATTTCAGGTACATTATTGATTAATTGAACATACATATCAGTGAAGACTTTTGTAGTGTTATCTGCAAGAGTAATTTCACTATTTCCAATACTTTGTAAGTTTAATGTTGCTTCTACTCTGTCTGCACCTTTTAAATCGAATTCAGATCTAAGGGTACAATTTGGGAATTCAATAATTAGTTTTTGGGCGGGGTTTTCACATTGAATTACTTCTAATTTCATTCCAACAGTGAGAACTCTACATCTGTCTGGTTGACGTGCATCTGCTTGACCATAACGTGCATCCATGATAGTTTTATAAGATCTTCTATTGAGTGTTGTTGCAAGTGATAAATTAATTGTTCTTTTTTGTGCTTGAGGATGTTCCTGTGGGAAACGAGACCCTAAGCCTATTGTTCCTTCTTGATCATGATTGTTATTTCCTTCCATGCTCCAACTTGTTTGAGTTGCACCAGGTTTTTTATAACCCTCACCATCTTTACCATCCAGGTAAACAAAGACATCATAGAATCTTACTGGGATTTTACTGTTTACTAACTCTTCAGGTTCGATGAAATCCTCATTTTCTTCAAGAGTCCTATAAGTTTCTGTTGAGTATAACCAATCAACATTAACATCCATTGCTCCGTCAGATACTTCTAATTTTAACCCATCAATGAGTAAACCGAATAATGCTAATTTGAGTTCATCGTACATTGCAATTCCAGAGAAACTAGGTAACTCATGGTTTTCTCCTCCCCAAAATTCATGTATATGTAAATCATCCTCTCCAGTAGTATGTAAGTAATGATCAAGGAATCCATACAAGTAATAGGTTAATCTTTGAAGGTCTACTTTTGCACTTGTAGATCCATTAGGTTTGGCTGCTCCAGCCCAGAAAATTTCATCGGTTCTACCTCCACCATCATCTGTTTCTACTTCATCTCCTAATTCAAAATTTACTTCAGGCATTTTTTGAAACCAGTCAATATTTACATCATCGACTGGTTGTACTTCACTAATATAATCGTCTTCAACGGTTAATCCGAATCCACGTGCCATTTTATTTCACCTTTAATAATAGTTTTATTTTTTTAACAATCATTTTCCCAATCAACATCAAATAAAAAGTCTAGGATTAAACCTGTGACTGGGATTTTATCTCTTTTCTTTTCAACATTAATTTCTCCAACAGGAAGTAATGAATTGAACTTTACATTATGAATAATTCTATCTTCAAATTTTTCATATTGGAGTCTGCGATAATTTTTTTTAATAGTTATTGCTACATTTCCAGCTAATTTTTTTGCTAATTTTTCAGCAGTTTCAGGGTCGGGGTCGTATTCAATACAGACAAATTCTATTGTATATTTCAATGTTAATTCTTGACTTAAGTTATCATCACTAGCAGCAGTGATTGGGTGTTGTATGATCCATATTCCTGGTGTGTCTACGCCATATTCGTTGTTGTATATAGTGATGACATCATTTACGTTTTCTAGTAGTCCGTTTTCTTGTCTTTCATGTTCAATACAATCTTGGACTATTTCAAAAATATTGTCTATTCTTTCATATATATTCAATTTAGAACCTCCCTTACTGCTTTAATGAATAAGTTTCCGAGTTTACCTTCGACTTCAGCTATGCTTCTTTCCACGATTTTTTGAGGTTTTTGTCCTCTTATCATTCTAGTATATACCATTTGCCCACCTACTTGGAATGCCATAGGTTTGCCTATGTGTTTACTGTAGATAGGTGTGTTATAAGGCCCGTAAACACCAGTACCATCATTTACAAATGTTACATAATGGGCTGGTGATTTAATTTTTACTTCCTCTCCTGAAGTATAATCAAATACAAACCAACCTTTAAGCAGACCATGGTCTACAGGACTGTTTTTTTGCAATCGATTAATCATGTACTGACTAGCTAAATTCAATCCTTTTTCTTTTATTTTTGGGATTTTTTCATTTAAGTTAGTTAAGTGTGATTTATCGATTGTTATTCTAACAGTCACCATTTTTTAATCACTCTCCAGTTATTGCGTAGAATGATACTTTGTCGCTTTTGTATGATGATTTTTCTTTGATAAATGGAGTTAAATCTTCTTTTAAATCTTCAGTGAATATTTTTGAAGATGAGACACGTGTGCCCCAGTCTGTTACTATTGTTCGGGGTGTGTCTCTTCTTTCTATAGCTAATGAAATCATGTTTGCTGTGAGTCTTAAGCATACATTTTGTACTGCATCGGGAACGTTATCATTTTTGAATTGATTGTTAGTGTATGATTTAATCATATCTTCAGATTGAGAAATCCACTTTTCAAGAATTTCATCTAATTTACTGTCATCTTCTGCTGATAATTTTAAATGTTTAGGTTGAATACCCGTAAATTGTTTTACATCATCTACATCAATCCACATAAAAAAATCATACTCCTTAATTATTCATCATCAACAAATTTAATGTAAACTCCGGCAGCCCTCAACTCTTCATTAGCTATGACATACAATGGATAAATAGTTCCATTAATTGCAGATGAATCAACATAGAATTTTTGACCTACCAAAGCAGAATTAACCGCTTCAGTTATTATAATTTGGATACAATTATCTTTTGTTTCTCCAGTTGGTTCGACAACTCCACTGTTCATTTGGTTATTTCCTTCTGAATCACTATAAAATTCAAAATTTCTTGTAACTGGAGTTTCAGGTTCGGGTTCTGGAGTAGTATCCTCAGAATTTAATGTATCAGCAAGATAATTCCATCTATCAGATTCGCTTCTGCGGAGGTGTGGTCCTAACTGATGCCATTTTTTTAAACCTTCAATAAACTCAGCAAGATAATTCCATCTATCAGATTCGCTTCTGCGGAGGTGAGGCCCTAACTGATGCCATTTTTTAAGACCATCTACCTCACCAGCAAGATAATTCCATCTTTTATAGAAGCTTCTGCGTAATTCAACGGATAATTCATGCCATTTTTTTAAAGCCATACAAAATCACATTTTTATACTTTGGCTTCGTCTTGGATTACATCCATTTCACTTAAATCTAATTGAGCAGTAGTGAAACTGGAATTCCATTCAAGACTTACATCACATCTAGTTCTGAAATAGAACTCAGTTCTTTCTAATTCCGGTAAACGTTTAGGTTCCATTTTAACATCTTTATAAACACCCCATTTCCAAAGGTCTGGAGTACCCCCAACAACAGGAGCATAATTGAGAATTTCTCTTGCTTCCTCATCATCCAATATTGGAGAGTATTTAATAGGATATTTTTTATACATTAAAGGAGCATCACCAGTTTGCATCTGGTCACCTAATTGGGTATTACGTGATTTTAAAAGGTTCCTGTATGCATCTTCAACCTCATAAGGAACATAAATAGCAAATCTACTCATTAATTTGGATTGTCTGATACGTGGAGGAACATTACGGATAATACTATCAAATAATGCTTCAATAGTATCTTCATGCACATTGAAATCAACTGCATTACCAGAAGCTTTTTCACTGGATTTAAGTGTTTTAGTGGATTGTTTAATCCAACCGTCATAAGTATGATATAAAGGTTGATCAGTATAATCAAGACTAGTATCACCATATACTGCGATAGCTTCTAAATCCTCACCAATTTTATCACCCATCATAGATAATAAAGTGGTCTGGAATTGTTCACCTTCAATGTTGTCTTCTAAATCATCGTCATCAATGAATGTTTTTGCTCTTAATTTGTGAGCGGTTAATTCGGATTTACCAAATCCAATTACAGCAGGATTTAAGTTAGCATTAGTTTGTCTAGAATCTTCCATGTAACCATCTTGTAATACTCTGCCTTCTATGAGTGTTCCAGTAGTGATTACATTTTCACGGTTCATTTTTTTGTATGCTGCATCTTTCAAGATTGATGTGTTGAATTCAACATCTCTCATGAATTGGTTAAATTGTTCACGGTCTAAGATTCCACCATATTCAGCCATGTCTTCACGCATGGATTTACTTGCACCTGTAGTGTTACGAGCAGTGATTGCTTTTAAAATTGCATTCATATCTACCATTTTATCACCTTAAATTGTTTTTGCAGTTCCATCTGGGTTTCTACCCATTGCTTTGTAAGTGCTAATTTCTTCTTTAGGAGTTGGATCACCATTATTGTGTAATGGTCTGCTTTTACTAGCTCCTTTCTTTTTCTTTACGGGAGGTTTGGTTTCACCCTCACCTTCTTCCTCTTCCTCGTCTTCAGGATTTTCAGGAGGTTTGGTTTCACCGTTATTAGGATTAGGTTTGTTTTCACCTTCGCCTTCCTCCTCTTCCTCTTCCTCTTCATTCTTTCCTTTAGATTTACTGGAACCCACTGGTTTTAAAACTTCTTTTAATGTTTTAGTGAAGTTCTCTTCCATTGATTTTAAAGAAGATTCAAATTTCTCTTCCATACCATCAATTTTTTCATCCAATTCATCAACTTGACTCTTAAGTGCGGAAACTTCAGCTTCCTCACTCATTCCCAAAGCATTTAAAACTCTAGCTTTCATTTTCTTAGTGTCATCAGACATATTTTCACCTAAAATATCATGTTTGCAAAACTTACTATGATGCTGACATGGTTTACGAGTTAAACTAACAGACAGGACAACAGGATCCACCACATCTTTTATCAAACCATCAATACTATGACTTTTACACGCACCCATAAACTCAGAATAAGTAAGAATTCGACTTTTCAAAGCTGAAATCAACCTATCAGCTACTTCACGATTCTTAACTGTTGGACTATAACCATTATATCCACCATCCAAAGCAGTCTGCACCGCTACAGGATCAGTGATACGGGTAGATAACATCCATGTACCTTTAGGGTAACTTTTCTTAGAACCGTTAAGTAAAGTTAAATCAGTGTCTTTTTCAAGAATAAAAGATTCTACCGGTTTTCCAATGGTATGGCCAGTGAACTCGAATTTGTGTTCATCATCACTCAAATGGTAGTCATGGTAAGTTTTTTCAAAATTTTTTATTTGTTCGACTGTTAAAGGAGGTTCACCACGGCTAAAGTCACAGTCTGGAATACCAGGTATCATGACTGGAGCAGTGAGTATTACTGAACCGTCCTTTTCCTGGGTTATTACATTCCTTTTGATAGTAACGACTCCTCCCTTTTAAAAAAGATAGTTTTATGGAAATATGAATGAGAACTCAAAATTCAATCTAATTATTTTTTTTATTTTCTTTTCCCCTATGATTCCCTTTTAAAAAAATGAAAAAAGCGATGAAACAATATTTTTTAAACCTATACCTTAAAATTTTAAAAAAAAATTTTCTTTTTTTTTTAATGGATGGGGGGAAAGAGAATATAATTTTTATTTTAGATAAAAAAAATTAAGTTCTCTTCAATATACACTGTAAGGAATAAAATTCCGAAATAAAAAAAAGATAGTTTTAGTAGATGTGATGGGATTCGAACCCATGTAGCAACTAATACAATGAATCCTAAGTCCATCTCCTTTGACCACTCGGACACACATCTAAAAAAAAAAGTTTAGTTTACATATAAAAATAGTATCAAACTCATTTAAATAAATTTAGAGAGACCATTTGAAAAGTAAAAAAATAAAAATTAGAAAATAACTTTAGGATCATGCCCTTCAAAAAATTCATCTGGAAGAGGGCCACGTCCAGGGCAGAAATGAGGGTTTTCTTCAATAGTTTCAGAAATTAAATTATTATCTTTATCATACAATCTAACTCTACGATAATCATTCATATTACAAGAATTTAAACCTCCAAAATCCCCACGTTTTACATTTCCAAAATCTATTTTTGCACACATTCCATTTGGAAAGTTTATAATTTCTTCAGTATGATCACCAACAAAAGATAACATAGTTTACCTCCTTAAATCATTAAATAATCTCCGTAAATCATTATAATTATTTATGTAATCCATAATATTTATATCATATTCTTTTTCACATTTATCTACCAATTCATCAAGATAATCCCAATCTTTAATAATACCTTCAAACTGAGGATGTAATTCTATGAAGATTAATAATTCTAACAATAAACCTAATCGTCCTGTACCTTCATAAGCTAAATTTTGACGTAAAGCCCTTTGTTTAATGTAAAACCTTCTAAGAGGTTTATTATTTTCTTTTCTCATTGAAGATTTCCATTGATCATAAACTATAGGGTCAATATATATCTCAATCATAATACTTCTTAAAATAGATGGGATATACTCATTTAACGATAATATTTCATTAATATTTTCCTCTAAATAATCCTCATCGATTAATCTATATTTATTATCATAACTTATACGAACCATTTAATACACCTTAACTTACTAATTCAATTTCAATTATTTTATTTTCTTCATCCACATTATGAGTAATGTATTTTTGATTTGGACTAAGCAAATATTCACATTCACCAGGTGCTGTTGAAATATCATCATTTAATGCCACTCCTTTAGTTCCTTTAGGAGCATGTATTTTAAGGATCCATCCTTGAGACCCATCAATATCTGTATACTCAGCAAAATCACTTGCAGTATCTACATTATAAGAAGTGCTTGTTAGTGTTTTCAATTTTCTTGTTTTCCCATCTGGAATAAACATGGTCAAATCAACTTTATCATCACGAGTCCCTCTAAAGAATAAAGTGTCTTCTTGTATGCATTTTTCTTCAGGCATATTATCAATTAAATCAATTAATTCATCAGTAGATTCTTTCAATTTGTTAACTGAAGAAAATTCTCCATACTCTAAATCAATTTCTTCTCCATTTAAATATTGATTCATTGAAATATTTGCATCTCCAGACCAAGTTCTAGCTAACTCTTTATTATGTGCATTTAATTTTTGTCTTTCTACCATTTCATCTATGGCTTCTTGTGATTCATTAGTACGGTTAACATATTTCTTGTTATTTATTGTTGAATGTTTTGTTTCTTTTATTTCATCAACATTTTTATCCCATTTAGATTTTTCTCTTCTTGGAATGTCATCAAAAATATTCTTTTTCTTAGTTTTACCCTCTAATTTTAAAGTATCCTCAATTTTAGATAAGTTAAACTTTTTCTTAAGTTTAGGATTATTATTTAATTTTTTATATCTAATCGCATCTTCATGAGACAATTTCCCATTTTTCACTAGTTTTTTATCTAATGAATCAAATTCTTTCTGATTTTCAAGTAATTCTAATTTTTTACGATTTTTGAATCCTTTTAATTTACCTTCTATTTCTAAACTTTTTAATTTTTTATATTCAGAAATATCTTTTTTATTAAAATATTTTCCTTCTTTAAGAGGGATTTCTTCAGATAAAATTTCATTAGGTATTTTTAGTTTTTTCTTCCATTTTTTCCTTATGGCATTGAAAGCTTTTTCTTCAGATTTATCAAGAAGTTCACCATCAATTTTTTTATTGTATAAATAATCAAATGTAGTTTTATCTTCATAGAATTCTAGTTCTTTTAGTTCTTTTGAACTTAATTTTTTACCGTTTAAAGCTAAATCTGTTTGTTTCCATTTTAGTTCTTGATTTCGTTTAACTTCTTTTGGAGTTAATTTAAATCTTTCACTTTCAATATCCCACCATTTTTTATAAGGAGTTGTTGTTTTAGGTTTAAATCCATCATTTAATACTTTTTCAAGAACTTTAGCTTTTTCAGGATAATCTTCTGCAAATGATTTTTTATTTCTTAAATATTTTTTCATAGATTCAGCTAAATCTTCTGAATAAATTCTATGCCCATATGCCCTATTTGCAGGAGAATTAGATTCCAGCGCTGCTTCCGTAAACCCGTATGAATATTCAGTGACATAAGTTTCTTTTAATCTTTTTCCTTGGGCTAATAATCTTTTTTGGTCTTTTTTAAATGCTAAAACGTATTCTTTACTGTTACTAATGTAATATAATTGGTCTTTTTCAAGGTTATGTGTAGCTTCATGAACTATTGTATCTATAGTTTCGTTTAGTGTCTTTTTGAATTCTATAATACGGGTGCCCTCACCTTTTTTAACATATCCTCCATATGTGACGGTAGGGTCTATTTTACTAATAGGATTTTGACTACTTAGAACTATTTCATTTGTATTTTGCAATTTTTTGGGTAATTTCTTATAGTTCTCATAGACATGAATTACTCTTGAATGGTCCATATCTGCTGATTCATAGATAGTTAAATTCTCTTTTTTAAAGTGGTATTTGATGAATTTTTCATCAGTGTTGAAGGGTTCAAATTGTTTAGTTTCAGGATTATAACAATGATAATTATCTTTTAATGCATCATTTTTCCACCCTCCTTTGAGGAGTTTAGGTTCGATTGTAACTTTGATATTTTTGTCTTTGATTATTTTTTCATATTCTGAAATATCAAGAGCATAATCGTCTAACTCTTCTTTAGCCAGTTCTAGAAAATCCTCTCCTAATTCTTTAACACTTTCTTTGGATTCTATCATGGTTGCTGCTGAGTGGTCTAATTGATCAAGTTTATTGTAATTTTTAGTTTCAAGAGCTTCTTTTAAGATGTCATGATTTTTCTTAAGTTTATGATAATATTCTCGTTCATTAGGAGGTAATCTGTAAATATCAAAATCAGATTTTCTTAGTTCTTCTATTATTTCGCCTTCAGATGGAAGAGATTTAACTTCTTGATTTGCAAGTTCGATTAACTCATCTTGATTCCAGTTGTCTAGTGTTGGTATTAAGTCTTTTTCGTGGAACTGTGCCATTCCAGGTGGTGCTATGTAACCGTCTGGTATGATATATGGAACGTTTCCACATCTACAGTTAATCCATTCATGTATAGGGCCTTTGGTGTCTCCGGGATATTGTAGGCCGTTACTGTAGGTTCCGCCTAGTGGTATGATTTCTCCATCCATTATAATGTGGTTGGCTTTGTCTTTTGGTTTATGGCCTCTTACTCTACTGTCGTGTGCTGATGTCCATTGTGTGTATTGTACGCCCATTTCCTGGTAAATGTTCATTATTCCCATTTGGTGGGCGTTGTGTATTTCTGTACGTGCTATACGCTTAGATTCCCATGTTTGTAATTGTTGGAATCTGTTTTCTATATTGGCTGCTACTTTGTTTATTCCATGACCACTCTTATACCCATCACTTATAATCTTGTTGATGTCACTGTCAACACGATTCATAGTGTTTTCACTTGCAGTGAAAGATTGATCTAATAATTTTTGTTGTGTCCAATCATTAGTTCCGAATAACTCATCTTTATCAACTTTTAAGTTAGCTAATTTGTTAACTTTAATGGTATTGGATTCACTTTTGAAACTGGATAATGGTTTTCTAGCAAGATTAACTAATCTTCGGCCTTGTTTATAACCTGAATCATATTCTTTAATATTATACTCACGTAGAATATTATAGTATTCCTGTTGTGATTCAAATATTGGGGCTAAAATAAGGTCTAGTTGGCCTTGTAATAACACTCCATCATTATCTGGCCAGTATTCTTTTAGTTCATGTATAACTTTTTCTTTTAAGCTTTTGAAAAATGAGTTTAAATCATATTCCAATGCTTTTTCTAAGTTTAAGCTACGAACATGACTAATCTTCGAGGCCAATATTTGTTTTTTCAGTTCTGTGGAAGTTATTGCCATTTATTTGTTCACCTCTTAACTTCCTTTCTACGTTTCCGAGAATACTATCCATTTCACGATATGGATTTTCTTCATTACTCCAAACTCTTTCTAGTGGAACTCCATTAATGTATCTTGCTGTTAAATATGGGTCATCACGGTTGTCTATACTTAATCCGAAGGGTTCACCGAAATTATCAATTAAATCAATGATAGTCATTGCTCCACGGGCGAATAAGAAGTCAGCTAATTCAATATCTTTACTGTAATCTATTGGGTCTACATCAACAATTTTGAATTCCCAACTGGTTATTTCTAGTTCTTCTCTTAGTTGGTTTATCATGGATTCTGCATCTGCTTTTATTGTTGCTATTGTACCGTATTTATATGATTGTTTAGTGTTTTCACTGTTAGTTCCATTCAGGTTCCCTGCATCAAAGATTCCTAGCCTTGATGGGTCTACTTGATGGCTGTGTATACATTCATCTCTGATGTCTTTACGGTACATTCTGAAGTGGCCGTCTTCAGTTTGAACAGATAATGGTGTGATTTTGATTTCAACGTTTCCTTCCTCTCCTTCTGAAGGAATTGTTACACATAATGCACTGTGAGGATGTTTGATAATTTGTTTTATTTGCTCTCCAATTTTATAACGTAATGTTTGTGTTTCATCATAATTTGGATTTGCTACTTTTTCTCCATTGTCACCTTCAATATAAGGTTCCTCATCATAATCGATGAAATCTCCTGTTACGGTAACTGCGAATTTCGGCATTCCCATGTTCTTGAAAAAGCTTACATTATATGCTACTGCGGATAAGTCTCCTTGGATTGATGGTATTACTGCTATTATTGGTGGTCTTCCATAATAACTTGTACCTGGTGCGTATTGCATAGTCCATAATAACTCATTAGCTCTTTCCTCTTCAGATAAACTATTGTAAGGGTAGAATTCACCAGTGTCTGCATGAACATCACAAAGATTACCATTTTCATCATAGTTTTTACCATATATTACGTACCATACTTCATTTCCTAGGTTATCTTGGAATAGTACTCTTTTTTCATCGTAGTGACGTCTGAGAGTATGAGCTGGAATGTGATTTAATCGTGTTATTGGTGATTCACTGACGGATTCTCGGATTACTTCTATTGCACCGTAACCTATGCTTCTACGGTCGTATAGGCATCTTCTTATATGTGTGTTGATTCCGGGTTTACTTGCATCTAGTATTTCCATGAATCTTTTTTTCTCTGCTTCGATTGGTTCTCTGTCCATTATTGGTGAGATGTCATAGTTTATTCCACCGGCGTCTGTACTTACTGCGTTTACGCACATTTCGTGATAACTGTAGATGTCAAGTAGATCTACTAGGTAGTTTGGATTGTACTTAGGTTCTTGAATATTTTTTCCTACTGTTAAATTCTTTGGAGGTACTTGTTTACTTCCAGTTTTTGGGTCAACCTCTGCTTTACTTGCACCTACACGGTATTTATTCATCTCAAGTTTATCAATTACATTAATATTCTCATCATCATCTATAGCAACTATGAATGAATCTGCTTTTTTAGTCATTTTCCATTACATCTCCATCATTTTTATAATTGTTTAGTTTTTCACTAATTTTATTAAACACAAAAATCCAAATTACTGGATTTCATAAAATCCAAATGAACATAATAATACATATAAACATTAAACATTAAACAAAACCATAAAATTTAAGCATTAACCTTCTTACGTTTACGAGTCCAATAACGAGCAGCACCAGTACCAGTATCCACAAGGTCATCCTCACCACCATCCTCACCAGTAAACTCAACAAGATCCTCAACAACCATCTCAAAAATAGACTCAGCAATCAACACCTTACCATCCTCAGCCAAAGCCTGCAAATCAAAACTCCTAGTCAACTTATCACCAGCCTTTTTAACTTTATCCGGCCTTATACGATACCCTTTTAATTGAGGCTGACGTTTCAAATTATTAATCAAAACCAATGGAGATGCACCCGGCTCCTGCTCAATACGCACATGAGTCTTTTTACCATCACGAACAGTAATATCATTAAAATAATCCATAACACCTTTTGCAGTGAGCTTCCTTTTTAACTGTTTACTCCAATACATATACTCACCATCCCAATAAGTAAGTGATGCAGCAGTACTATCACCATCCTCACCACTAGCACCCAAATCCCAATACCTAAGACAAGGAAGTTTCTTTACCATCTCATCCATCTCTTTATCCGGAACCTTACTATTACTGAACCATTTACGATAGAATACATTACCTTCAGGTTCACGAGGCTCACCTTGATAAACAGCATTAAAACGAAAACTACCCATTTCACTTTTGATTTGCTCAAGCTCATCCAATGGTTTTTGTTCTTCCCATAAAGGCTCACCAACCTCACGTCCCAATGGATCATCTTCCTGTGCAATAGCAGGCAAATTCAATATCACCCAAGTACCATAAGGAATACTCCCACCATTACGTAAAATTTCAATAGCTTCATGGAAAGGCATTTGAGGTTCATTAGGAACTCTTTTATCCCCATCTTTTTTATACAAGATTTGACCAGCTAAATCATTAATATTCAATCGTTGCCAAATACCCACTACCCAAGGCTTACGACCATTCTCAATATCTGCATTTAACCTGGTCTTTGCCTCAGTAAACCACCAATCATTTAATTCCTGCTGATGAGTCTTTGACCTTGCTTTTTTGAAACCTTTAGTTGGATCATCAATTAAAAAACCATTTGCACCCTCACCGAGAATAGCTCCACCAACACCATTAGTAACAAGACCACCTTTATGACCTTCAATATCCCAAATATCCGCAGCTTGACTATCCTGTGAAATATTAATAGGTTCCGGAAAAACAGTATTACCTAATTTTTTCAATAGATTTCTTACACGCCTACCCCATTTCCGGCTAAAACGGGCACTATGCGTAGCTAATATGACATGAGTATCTGGAAAATAACCAAATAACCATGTTAAAAAATAGTAAGATATAAGTTCACTTTTACCATGCCTTGGAGGCATGAAAATCATTGTACGAGATAAACGGCCTTGAACCACATACATTAACAATTCACAAACAAGTATTAAATGACGGAAAGGTATCCAAGCACCACCACTAGCATACATTGCAAATTGCTCAATACCAAACCCTTTATTCATCGCTGTTTCTGCGTTTTTGGAGCTCATCTGCGGTCTTATCCATTAACTTCTTATTCAATTCAACAAATTCCGGTTGCATAAACATAGCCTGAACTTCAGATAAAGCACGATTATCCTCAATACTCATATTAGTTTCAACACCAGCTTCAACCTCAGCTTCCACTTTCTGTTTAGAATAATCCGTAGGTTTCTCACGATCAATATTACGAGAATCCTGCAAGTTACGAACACCTTGAGTAAAATCTTTAAACTGCCCACCAGTCAATTTATCATCATACTTAACCTTATCTTCAAGTTGCTCTAAAGCCTCAAACTCAATACTCTCTTTCAAACGAAACCTTTCAACCTTACGCTCATTCTCAATCTCATCTAATTCATCAAACATCTTATTGAGATCATGAGTTTTTTTAATCTCACGTCTAGAAATCCAGTGATGATTAGTGCATAATTCACGAAAATACGGTAAACTGTATGGAGCATAATCTAAAAAACCATCTTTACCATTAGTGATATATTCTTGATTCATTCTTGAATAAAATTCTTCTACTGTGTCATCACACCGTATGAATAAACCTGCAAAGAAATATTGTCTATTAGATTCTGCTTCTTGTTTTTCCCATTCAGGGGAGGATAAAATCAAAGGATTAAGAGACATGATTTATAAATTGCCTTTAGTTTTTTCTAGTTCTTTTTCTATCAATTCATGGGCAATTATGGCAGCTTCTTTTTCAAGTTCCTCACGTTCAAGCATTACTTCTTTTTTGTTTTCTTCAATGTGTTTATCAATTATTTTCAATTCTTTTTTCTTGTCTTTTACTTTCCATCGGTCTATTGCGATTGTTCCTATTTCACCTAACAGTATTGCTGTTGCTCCTAGGAATACTCCGTAATATCTGTAGTTATGAAAAATACTACTTGTTAAAAGACTTGATAGTAATATTGTTACTCCTGAAGAAATTAATACACTTGAAACATTAGTTTTCACAAAACCAAACACCCATATTGCTTTTCGATAAGGTACTTTTTCTTCTAAAGTTTTAGATGTCATCCATATCATCATTAGATGTTTGCCTATTTGAAAGATATTGATCTACTTTATCTTTACTTAGGTAACCTACGAGTCCAGATACTATTGCTAAGGCTATTTGTTCAAAGTTTAACCACATTGCAAGCATTGCACATGCTATTAGTCCAGTTATTAAAATTGTTTTGTTGTCGAATGTCATAATTTCAAATCACCTTTTTTTTATATTTTTTTTTGGAAATGGTTCTGGTGGGATTTGAACCCACATTCTACTTCTAGAATAGTCCTTATGAGGTTAAATAGAAAAGTCCCTTTTTAAAATATTGTAAAACCAAAAATGTATATTGCTCTGAGCTAGCTTTTAAAAAAGAAAGTAACAAATTTATTAGTTTATTTACAGAACCCCTCGCCTATTTATTTTTTTTGTAAAGGAATTAGAAAAAAAATTAGAATAAAACTAAAAATTTTAAAGATTATTTTTTTTGGAATCCACTTAATATTGATTTTTCCCGTTTTAGTTAAATATCTAGAAAATTTAATAAAGTCAATTTTATTTAATTTAGGAGTATATAAAATGATTTTTTCATTGTTTTAATCATAGCAGTTATGAAATTTATGTAGTAGAACACGAACCATTATATTGAAGATTAATTTCCGGCATTATCCAGTAAAAAAGTACAACCAAACAATAAGAATTATTTTTTTTTCCTATTTTAGCTTCCTTTGATTTATTTCAACAACAGATTTCCGAGTCGAATTAAATACAAAACCACATTTTGCACAAAATGTTTCTCCATGAAATTCATCAAAGAGAACTGACTCTGAATTTTTACAGAAAGGACATGACCCTCCCGTGTGTTTCATGTTTTTATAAAAATCATTAAGTTTCATCACACCTTCTATACAAAATAAAATTTTTAAAATATTCTAAATTTTTTAATTCCTTCACTATACACTGTAAGGAATAAAATTAAGAAAAAAAATATAATAGAAAAAAAAGTTTTTATTTTGAAGCTAAATTTAAACGTCTAAATTCATTATGAATTTTCGATAATTCAACTTCAGGATCATCATGCCTATGACAACCCAACCCTCCAGAGCCCAAACCCCAGAATTTATCGCCACCACGTTTTTTATTTCGATGGTAAGATTTCATTCTAGATTCAGCGTTTTTCTCTAATTCAGCATGGTACTGGCAGTTAGAACTACAGTATTTCTGATTCCCATGAGTTGGAATGAAAGTTTCATGACAATACTCACATTCAACCAGCTCAACAATTTTTTCCTGTTTTTTATGTTTATAGTATTGATGATCTAAAAAATTTTTTGCTTTAGTTTTACATTCAGAACTACAGTACTTTTGGTTACCATGATTTGGCTGAAACTCTTTTCCACATAATTTACATTTCATCAATGCCTGCCTTTACATTTTATATTACTTTATATTGGAATTCAGTTAGATGATCCATGATGTAATCCTTTGCAATACTTGCAAGGAAATTATAATTTAATTTCTTATGAGTGATTTCATCATAGAATACACCTGTTTTAGGATTGTAATCTTGTTGATCTACTAAAATTTCAACATATCTCACTATGGATAAGTAAGAAAAATTTCTGACAACAAGACTATGCTCAAGAATATCCATAATCTCATGAATTGCATAAGATTTCACTTTTTCTTTACCTGTGAATGTTAAATCTTCAAACTTCATAACGCATCTTTCCATATTGGGCAACGTGTTAAACCACCTGAAGAGTTCACTTCTTTTCTTTTTTTACTACAAGCTAATTCCCATTTCTTAAAATTAGGATCAACAGGTACTGGAAATTTAAACTCACATGTATCACAAGTATGATATTCAACAATTTCACTCATAATTCCACCTCATTCATCTTTTTTAAAACAATCTTCCAATCCTCTTTTGTAAGAGTACAAACACCCAGGGGAGACTTAAAACAAACACGACCTTTACGCCGACCTTCCTTAATAATTTTAACTTCAAATTGAGATGCAACATAATCCTGAAAATTCATAAACGATCCCTCAAAGGTTTTGGAATTCCTTCCCATAGTTGCTCCCATTGTTGCTCACGTTGTTCCTTATTCGGGACAACTTTTGCAAAGTTAACAGAAGTTATGTCAACCAATTTATCTTCAACCCATAACATATTCGTATGCTCCCAAATAAGCTCATCTGTAGGTTCAATTACAAAATCACTGTCAAAGTCCCCTTCCAATTCAACCGCTTGATTCACTTTACGAGCTACTTTAATAAACTTTTCCAATACCTTACCATTCATCAATATTCAACTCCTAAATTATCAGCTAATTGCATGAGTACACTTTTACCCATATCAGTTCTTTCATTTTCAACAGCAGATTTAATAGTTTCTTCATAAGTAGTTAACTTTGCCCTTAACTGCATATCTTCAGATATTAAATCCCAATCTTGAGCAAGTGATTTTACACTTAATGTAAGTGTACAACCTGAAAATCTATTACATTCCAAACTTATCTCTAAAGAAGGATCTACAGACAACTGATTGATACTCTCAAAATTATCTGCTATAACTTCCCTTGGAAATCTAAAAGTAACCTCATGAGAATGAATCATTAAATCTTGTAGTAATTCAAATTGTTTTTCTATGAAATCTTCCATTTTCATATCCCCAATTCTTGTTTCAACTCTAGTAAAGCATTCTGTGCAAATAGTCTACATCCTCTTGAAACATCCCCACATTCAGTTGAAGTTATAACATCATCGATTTTCTTATTAATCGCTCTTGTTAGCATCACTTTGTTAAATGGGTTGCGTTGTTGTAACATCTCGTTTTCTCGTTGTAATGCATTAATCTTATTTATTGAATGCATCTTAGAATAAGAATTAAAATGTTTAGTTATCATTCTTTCAATCTTACCAAAATCCTCATCAGAAATATGAGTGTCTAAAACAAGAGGTATAGTTCTAAGTTGTTCAGCATATAACATTTCAGATAACTCATTTAATTCACCAACAATTGTTTCGCCAATGTTTCGATGACTCAAACTTATTGCTCCTAATTTTGAATCCCTTGTTTTTTCATGTAGCATTAAACAAGACCCATCTTGACAGTCATAAGGTACTAGTTCATAGAATCTTTTTTCAGTCATTTATTATCACCTTGTAATTTACACCAGTTTTCAAATACCTCTTCATCTCTTTCGGTTAAATCCCAATCCGTTTTAATTTCCAATTCTAAAATAGGTTCTTCGACCATATTGACACATAAATATGCTTCTTTGATAATGTAAGTATTATCAAGTTTATGCACTGAACATTCAATAGGTAAATCATCATTCAAATCTTTAATTACTTCTTTAAGATTTCCCACTGTTCGAATATTCTCATAATAAACGCGATTTTCATTTTTTTTAAATTCTGTCATGCCCAAACAACTCCTTCCTTAGATTTAGAAATGCTCTTTCATCCTCCCTCTTCAGTGAGAAGATCACTAAATATATCTGCCACAATAGAATTCCAGACTGCATCGGGAGATTTAATTTTAATAACTGGACTATTTTTTGGAATTAAATTTTCTGAAAGAATATTATAACGTCCTCTACCATCACGTTCCATTGAGAAACCACCCATCTTTGTAAAATGAGCTTCTTTTAACTCATTATATCTAATTTTCGATAAGGATAACTCATTCAGCATATCACATATTTTCTGGGCATCTTCCTTTCTTTCCCAAACATGAAACATGCAATCTCCATTAGTGATTAAATAAGCATATCCTCCATAGTAACTGATAAATTGTTCATCAATTATTTTCCATAGTTTATTTTCAGTCACACCCGCACCTCCCTTGTAAGAGTTCATTGATTAAGTAACGTCGCATACCTGATTTGAAATCTTCTTTTTCAACAAATTTTTTAATATATCTCGCAGTCAATTCTGACTTTTGAGCATCACTAGATAAATTATCAATTTCATCTCTTAACTTGTTTAAATCATCATCAATAGCAAGATATTTTTCACATAACATTCTAAAGTTCATTCTTTATCCTCCTCATCTCTTCCAAAATTAATTACAGTAGGTTTAAACTGGGTTACTCTCTGTAAAATCTGATTACATGTTATCAAAGTATAGATCATCATACCCATCATTAAACTAAGAATAACACTTTGAATTACTTCAATCATTTAAAATCTCCTCCATTTGTCTGTTCATTTCTTCATGTCCTAAGTCATTAATTAATTGTTCCATTAGTGCTAATTGATTGCTTCGATATGCCAAAGTAGACTGTAACCTCTCAATCTTTTTATTTTTCTTATCAAGAATAGTATGTAAACTAAAATTACAATATTCATTTAAATCTTGTTTTAACCTCTCATTCTCTTCGTGAAGTTCATTCCAGCAATCTACAATCTCTTGAATGTTCTTTTTTTTAAGAGTGTCATTAATAACAGTATAAGATTTATTAGCAATATTATCATCAATCCATACTGCTCGTGGGTCATCAAAATCTAATGTAAATTTTTTTTCAGTCATTTATTATCACCTTGTAATTTACTCTAATCTCCTTTAATTTTAGGATAATTCATTGCAGCTTTTTTCAATAACTCTTTCCTTACACTCCAAATCGCAAGATTAATATTAGTTTTTACAACAGCAACATCAATATGCAGTAATGGATTATCTTCTTCCAAAAAAACATCAATTTTCATTTAATAATCCTCCTTCAGTGTACCTCCAATAATAATTACGACCTATTTTATCACATTTTAGATTAGGATCTCTATCCTGCCATTGCCTCAAAAATTTCAACATCATCTGACTATCATTATAAACATCATGCTTATGCAATTCATTTCGTATTCGACTGGTGCTGCATGCGAGAGGTTGACAGGAAATAATAATTTCCTTGACAATTTCCATTAATTCTGATTCTTTCATATCTTTTAATCCTCCATTATGTCTTAAAATAGACGAGTTTGTCCTTTTCCCATTTTTAATTGATTTTCAAGTTCTTCTATCTCAGATTCAGTACGTGCAACCATTTCCTTTTGAATTTTTAACCTCATTTTCAAGTTATGTAAATCAAATTCTAATGGATCCACATAATCTGGGACATTACTTGCAATTACAAATTCATTCATATTTCCTGCACTCCACAGCACCCACAACATTCGACTTCAAATATTACACAATATCCTTTGCTGAACCATTTACAAATCATTAAATCATCTTCCTGTAACGTTCTTGTCTTTTTTCAAATTCGTCTAATGCTTTTAAATCGTCTCTGTATAAAATATAAAAGAGGATTAAACCGGCGCATAATCCTGTGATTAATCCTATTAAAAAACATAGTTCTAAAATCATAATATCACATTGTTATATTATATCTAATATTTAAAAATTCAATAAAATAATAATAATAAAATAATAATAATTTCCCCAAATTTAATGTAATACAAAAATGTATTACAAAAATTTGAAAGACTTTTACAAACATGTAATACAGTAATGCAATACTGTATTACAATATTCTACAAAAGCCTCGTAGAAATGTATTACAACTTTGTATTACATAATTTCTTTAAATTATCCTCCACCAATTCCAAAAATTTAGAACCATCATAACCCCACTCACGAGCAGTACATAACACAGAATGCTTACCCACATCAGTACCCAAACGCTCCAAACTATTTTCACGATGAGCAAGAAAAATATCATTAGCATAATCCTTAGCAGACTCCTGAATCATATTATCCAAAGTCTCTTTATCTAACTTCTGTGGATTAATAATCCTTATACGATTATTAATAGCAACAAGGTTAGCATTCTTAGCGTATAACTCCTTCTCAAGAGAGGCAATATCTAATTCCAACTCACCTTTTTGATGCAATAATAAATCAATTTCCTTAGAAATTTTATTGCAACCAATCTCAAAAATTTCACTATAAGAATAAGGCAATAACTTAGCTTTCCTACGAATACTAGGATGAACACGCATAGTAATCACCTCATCCTTTGTAAACTCACCCTTCACACAAACACCTCCTCTACATCAATAAGATATTTACTATCCTCATATCCGCTATCTCTGATTTTAAAAGGAGGTTTTCATGAGATAATTCTTTACAGCGAGCTTTCAAATCATTGATTTGAGAACATAAATAATCATAATCCATAGTCTTATTATTCATACACTCACCTCACTAGTAAAAACACACCTTGGATCATCCAATAAAGCCATATTAATAAAACGCATATACTCAATACAAGCCAAAATATGCTTACACAAATGACCCCCTTTAAGACAACCAGGACAATCACATAACCAACCATTATCAAAATCCCAAGTAATCTGATATTTTTCTTCAGGATTACTAGATGATGGAGCTTCAAAAATGATTTTTTCATCATCCGCATATAAAATAAAAATTTGAGGAGCCAAAATATTAACCCCCCATAGCTTCAATATAAGCTTTTGCAGCTTCTTTTTCATCATCACTTATTTGCCTCCAATTAACATGAGCCTGCACAGTTTCAGGAGTAATTTCAACACCTTTACTAGCAATACGTTGCAAAGCTTTACCAATACATTTAGGAGTACCCACAGGCTTAGATTCACTTTTAGCATTAGAAATCTGATTATCCTTTTTAGGCTTATCCGGAATAATTTTAGGCTCATCCTCTTCAGGAGTAACAAATGACTCATCATCATTTTCAGTTAATGTTCCAGATATATAATGATGATCAGCATCATCTAAAGCTTTGAATTCAGCTGTAATTTCATCACTGGAAACCTCAGCCGCTCCAATTAACTCACTAATAGCACGGTTAGTTGCACGTGTTTTAGCAATAGACATTATAGTGTGGTCACTCACTTTGTCTTTTCCTTTTTCAGAACGAGAGCATAATGCATCTGATTCAACCCTTCTGCCATTAGGAAGAGTTGCTCTAACACAATAATATGCTTCTTTTATCCTACCAGTTTTTGTTCTTACAATATCACGTTCTACAATAGTAGTGTCAACATTGAATGCACGTGCTAACTTTTGCCATGCTGATTTTTTCTTGAATTCACGTGGAATTTTGACATAATTACCGTTTTCATCTTTTTCTTTGACGATGATTTTTTGATAATCACTTGTATCAAGTATTCCTTTACATAATTCTTGGTATGCTTTCCATTGTTTTTTTGCAATTTCAACATCAGGCACATTATCAACAGACATTAAACTATTTTCAGTTTGCATCTTAAACCCCTCCATTTAAGAAGTTCCTCATCATTCCAGATTCAACAGCAGACACACCCACCATAGTAAAGCATAACTCTACAAATAACAATAAAAGAATAATTAATGCTAAAGGCATGAATATATCCGCATGACTTAATGCAAAATCATCCACCTTTTCTAAAAATGTTTTCTCCTCCACAGGAGGATATAAACTTTTAACCATCTTTTATAACCTCCTTAACCTATGGAAATAAGGAATACATTTTAAAGGATTAATGATTTCCCCATTTTTCAGTAAGAACACATGACGCCTGTAAGGTTTGTAAGGATCCAACTCCACAATTACATTAAATCCCCATTTTTCCATGTCTTCCACAAATTTGAATGTTTCTCTACCAACCATAACCAAACCAGGGTCTAATACATTTCCATGTTTCAACCAGTTAAAATTAACTCCCCTGTAACCTTTGGAATCAAAAATACTAGTTAATTGATAACTGACGTGCATAATGTTTAAACCCATTTTTGCAATATCAATACCCTCATAAAAATCAAGTTCCACCTCAAAATCATCATGGATTAATGGATCTACTCCAGGGCAAGGATGACTGCAATCATGGCAACAAGTGTCAACAGTTTCAAGTGTTAAATCAACAGGAGTATTGGTAGTTGTTTCACTATAGATACCCATATTCAAACTCCTCCTTCAAGAGTAGGTATCAATAAGTACCTGTGCCCAGTTCGGAAAACAAATAATGCCTCTTCAGACATAGAGTGCGGGTCTATGCCTTGTTTTTCCAAGAACGCATTGAAGCGTTCGTTTAAATATTTTTCATCAACTTTTTCCATATTCTCACATCCGAGATTTTTAAAATTAAATCAAGAGTTGCCGCTCTTGAGATAATTCTATGATAATTATTATTAACTTACTAATATATAAAGGTTATTATAATAACCTTTAATTAATCTTATAAAAGGTAAATATATATACCTTGATAAATATAATATATAATACAAGAACAACATAAATGGAGGCATGCCAATGTTAGAATATACAACTAAATTGAGTAAAGGTGGCCCTAATTCTATTAGGTCAGTTATACCACAAGAAATATTAAAATTATTAGAACTGGAACAAGGAGATTCATTGCATTGGAAGGTGATTATCGAAGATAAAATAACAGTTGAAGTTGAAAAAGCAAATTCATCACAAAAATAATTATTCTTTTTTTTATTAAAATTAACCATTTTTTTAAATATAGCTATCGCTAATACTGTTAATGACTTCCTACTCCATAATGTAGGACTATTTAAGGTATAGGAAAATTTTAAATAGTTTTTACAATATAATTTAATACTGGTTACTAGAATTGTTCTCACGTCCGAGTGATTTTACTTTTTTTGTAACCGGGTTTGGTGAGGTGTTGCCGCACCTACGACCCAAACTTCCATTTACAAAAAAATTATTAAAATATAATCTCATTTTTAAAAAAAATTTCATCTTGAACCAGGACTCATTGATTCCCAACTACTTTTTCCAGTATCTTCATGATACACTCTCGCATAACGTTCACCATCACTATCAGTTTTCACAGGTTGATCATGAGTATATGCCCAACCATCATTCTCTTGCTGAGATCTATCCCATCTTTCAACATAACTTTCAGAACCCCCATCTGACGAACCACTACCTTGAGAAGATGAATCCTCAACAGATTCACTTGTAGTATTAGTATTATTTAAAGTTGCATTTTTAGTAACATTAGTCGTATTAGTATTATTGGTTTTATTTACTTGTGGTTCTATTTTATTGTCATGAGTCATGTGTATGAATACAGCACTTATAATAATTAATACTATAAGGATTCCTATAAGGCTCATGATTTTTTTATTATCCACGATTTTCACCAACTTTTTTATTTATTCAAATTTTCTTTTAATCATATCCATTAAAGGTTTTACTCCTTCGGAAATATTAGTTTCACTAATATTTTTATTTAGTTTAGTTTTTGTACTGAAGTATGATTGTGCGAATGATCGGCTCACAAAAATTACTCCTGTAAAATCAATTATAATATTGGAATCATCTATTTTGTCTACCTCTTCAAGGAATTCAACAGCTGCTGAATTCATTTCAAGAGATGAATTAATTTTATCTTTAATAACAACTGTTTCTGCCATTTCTATCGCCTCTTTTCATAAATATATGGATTGCCTTTATAAAATTCTATCCAATCATGGAAATTTTGAATTTCATTATTCTTTAATCGTAATGAGATTAATGTGCCTTTGAATATATTTTTGTTATCTAATGTGTAATATTTATATCTATTTTTCTTTTGTATATGTAAACACCCTTGGCCTGAAACAATTAAAGCTTGACCTCCATTTGCTTCAACAACTAATTTAAGAGTAGACCATAGACCATTTCCCCTTTCATCAGGATCATCTGAAACTGTTGATTTATCAGTTATAGCTATTTCAATTGCATGGCAATCATCCTCAAAAGGGATTCCAGATTTTTCAAATCTACCGGGGATTCCCAACCCATCATCCATAACACATAAATCTAATTTCTTTTCACGTGGATACTCTTGAGCATATGTGTATCCTTGACTTGCTAATTCATCTTCAAATGGAGTATGGTTGTATATATTATTGGTTAGTTCAGAAAATAAATGCAATAATGTATAGAATCCTCCATATATGGGATTTATTTTTTGAGTTATTTTTAGGCTTAATTCTTTATCTTGTCTTTCTTTTGCTGAGAAAGGTAATATTTGGTAAGGTACAGTTGTACTGGTTTCTTCTCTGTTTAATATTCTTTTAATATAATTTTCAGTATTTTGATGTACAATAAATGTTTCTATGTTGTTTTTGCCTGAAAAACATAGTAATGGTATCATTGTTGTAGGTGCTATGAATCTTTCATTGCTTAAATCTAAAGAGGTTGATCCTTTTTCATAAGTATTTGCTATTCTTTCAAATTTTTTATAATCGTCGTATAGGTTATAGTACAATTTTATTACACCTCTTTTTCGTTATTTTTTATTTTATGTGGGAATGTTTATAAATGTTTCTATTCATATTATTTTGTGTTTAAAGTATGATTGTTCAATATAATTAATTAATTAATAGTTAAATGTTCATAGGTGAAAAATGAAGTACAATGTGTTTCATTTTTCGGTGTTCAACAAAAAAACAGAATTATAGTGATTTGTGTATTTCCAATAATTCATCATCACTAATGTTGCCCAGAACTAATTTTTCAAGATTATCAATTCTCTCATTTTGCTTTTTAAGTTCAATATTTTCATCATGAAGTTTATCTTTCTCTTCTTTAACAACGTCTAGTTCTGTTTTAATTTGTTCAATCTCTTGGACAACAAGAAATGGCAAACAACGTATATACTCTTCTTTTAATTTTTCACGTTTAACACGAATGTATGATTTTCTTGCAATACTTTGAGGTTTTCGACCTTGAAGTAGATCTATCAAATTATCATTCATACCTGCTTCAGCAAGTTGTGTAGCGTGATAACTTCTTAACATTTGAGGTGAAAATCTGCTCCTTCCATTCACAGTTCCTAATTTTAATAAATCGTTTGTTTCTTTGAAAATGGTGTTAAAGTATGTGAAATTGATTTTAAACAAGGGGTCATCATTAGTTAGATTTTCTCTTGATAATAGGTATAAATTAACTGCTTTTACTGCTTCTGGACTGGCAAATGTTCTGTATGTTTCACCTGTTTTTTTACGTTTTAATTTAAATGTAGGAATTATATCCACTTTTGAATCCATCATTATTTGTATTGCAGTGTATATGTCATTTGATTTGTGAAATTCAAAAGTAGAATCAAGATAGTTCTGTATGGATAGATTATAGGTGTCTGTACGTGCAATTCCTGTTGATGACATGAAGAGCGTAAGTGCTTTGAGTAATGGGTTTTTTAGTTCAATACATTTTTTCAGTATTTCTCTATTAGGTAAATCTTCATAATCAATTTCATCTGATTTGTTTGTTTGTTTTGTACTGAAGTATGGTAAATCTTCTATTTTTATTCTGAAATGGTGGAATACTGTTTTGATTCTTGCCATTTGTGTTTTTGCTGAAGATTCTTTATATGTGTTATAGCTGAAATTTCTGAATAATGTTAGCCATGTGTATAGTTGTGTTTCTTCCCATATTTTGTTATTGTTTTCGGATTTTGCTATTTCAAGTAGTTCATCAATAGGTTTATTTAGTAGTTTTTCAAATAGTTTAATTGTAGTCATATAATTTTTTTGTGTGTTATGGCTACTGTTTCTTTCGATGAAAAATTGTTTCATTTTATTTGATTGATTCATGTTGTTATTTTTCATATTTTTCACTTTTTAATATATTTTCTAGAGAGCATATGGAAAGTAATAGTGTATAGAAATATTAATATATAATGAAAACAAATATTTTTTTGTTATAGATTTAATTCTAATTTTGTAATGATAAATTTTAAGGAGGGGAAAATATGGCAAAAGTTAAAGGAACTAACAGAAGGACCAGACCAAAAAGAAGTTATACTAAACCTGGTAGTAAAAGAGGAAGGGGAGTAAAACAAACCTGGAAAAAATAATCCTCTTATAACTTTTTTTTACTTATTTTAACTATTTTTTAATTGTTG